GATAGAGGTTCCTTCAGTCCACGCTGCAAGACATACTCAACAAGCATAGTATCAAACACTGCACCATCATACTTGAAGCCTGACTCCCATAGCCATAGCAAATCATGTGCCACGTTGTGACAGATGAGTACAGTAGCTTGGTCAAGATACCACTGCACACGCTCATGGTAGTCAGGTTGACTAGGAACATCAGCATGGTCAAAAGGGAAGTGCTGTTCATGTCCTTGGTCAGTCAGTACGCCTACCATAGTCAATGAGTTGTTAGGCTCAAAGGGGTCTAGGTGTAGCTTACCACCACGCTTGGTGACTGTGTTCTCTACATCAAGTGTTAGTTTCATATCATCTCCTATGCGTAATTGTTTGTTGAGTAATACTTGTACTCACTGTTTGTTTTGTTTGCCCTGTTGCGTATATTTGACATGTTCTCTGACATAGATACCCAACGAAGATTATCTACAGCGTAGTCTAGCTTATCTTCATTGATGTGGTCAACATTATATTTATCAACAGGTGTTGGGTTGTGTATGAAAGCCATTGCACATATCCTGTGCAGGTAAATTGGTTTAGTAAACCTTCCATTGTTTAAGGAAACAGCGGGATAAACAGCCCTACTAAATGTCGGTTGCAGTACTTTGCCTGTGCTAACATTCAAGATGAATGGGAAGTCAGCACGGCCTGAATACATAGGAAGTGAATGCGTACCACCTGTTCGATATACTCTGTACTTACCTTCTGGTATAGAGGCAAGGAAGGCAGAGGATGTAGTCAAATCCTGTCTTCGTCTGCCTTTATCTCCAAAGTAAATAGGCGCATCCTTAATGTCAAGGAACTCAATATCTGTGTCAATTGCTTCATCAAATAAATGTAATTGCATCATCCTTCATACCTCGCTGTCTGATAATTAAGTTCACAGTTTACCATACCATGCCAACCATTCAACTTGTTCTTTACGATATTAATATGACGCAGTGGGCTTTCTTCTTCCTGCCCTTCAACAGATGGTGACTTACCAATCAGTATCATGAGGTCAGCTTCAGCAGCCTTACCTGTGCGACTACCTTCCATCATGCTCTGATTCAACTGCGCCCGACCCTCTGCCTCTGCAGACAACTGTGACATATAAAACACGGCACAATCATATGTCTTGGCAATCTGTCTTGCGTAGATGGCACAAGCCTTGAGTGCCTCATCATTACGAGCAAAGGAACCAGATACACCAAACTTATCACCCATGTCAAGCACAAGCACATCAGGCTTGTATGACTTGCACACGGACTCTACCCATGCCATGTCACGCCCACCTGCCTCTTTAATCTTAATGTTCTGCATGACAGGTGCATACAGTGCCTGTGCCTTACTCATGTTATCCCTAACCTCACGTGCTGTCATGCCTGCAGCAGCAGTAAGATACCTTGCACCAACACGGTGAGTAGGTTCTTCGTTACACAGGATAATGCACTTCGCACCTTGATGCGCAAACCCATTCGGGCCAGCGATTAGAGAGGCGTGGAAGGATGTCTTGCCTGTGTTTGGTCTAGCACCTACCTCAATCAACTGACCGCCACTCACGCCCTCTACTTTGCGGCATACACTAGGGATGTTGAATGTCCAACGTGCTTCCAGTTCAGCTTTTGCCATGAGTGTTTCAATAGTGATGTCATCCCATTCGATATTTAAGTTGGGAATGAAGTCATCTCCATAGTTCTCTAGCAAATTACGAAGTGTCTCAAGTGTATTGGCATCACCATTTACCATGTCAAAGCCAATGTTAGCTACGTCCTCACCAATCACCTGACGAAATAGCTTGGACAATACCTCTTGTGAGATGTCATGTCCCATTGTGCTTTCGTTCTTTATGGTAGAGAACAGAGAAGCATATGCCTGCTTCTGTGCGGTAGTCAGCGTAGGATTATCAGACATGAACAGTGCTTCTATTTCATCTGGTGACACAGTGCGATTGTATCTATCCATAGCTGCATCAATAGTCTTCTTAATCTTACGCACATCTTTACTGAATAGTCTGTCTGGACATTTAGCACCACGATGGTCATCGTAGAATGTCTTATCCATGAGACTGCGTATAAGTGATAATTCCATTACATAATCTCCTTGTTGGTTAAAGATGCCAGTGCATCCATGTCATCGGGGTGACGATACTTTATATCATCAGTCAGTCGTAGTACACGTACATCGGAAACATGTCCACGTAATTCTTTCGCAATCGCAAGTGTCTTTGGTAAAGCATCGGGGTCTAATGCGATTACTGCTGTTGAGAACTGTGAGAGATACCTCTTGTGTGAATCAAGCATTGATGTCCCCAACATGGCTACCCCTACAAGCCGAACATCACTGCCTACAACTGCAGCACTCACACAGTCCTCAACAACTACTGCGACATTACCATAGCCATAAGCATATGGCAAGCCACTTTTTCCATATCGTTTCCATTTAGGCAGTCGCTTGCCTAATGAACGTCCTGTAGCATCAACAGTCTTACCTTCATGCATAACAGGAAATACAATGCGGTCTTCCTTCACATCATATAACACACCTAGTTCATTCTCGTCAATACCCCATTCAGCACAAAACTTAATTACTGCTCGTTTGTTTCTGTGTGGCACAACATAACTAGGTAATTCAAATGTGTTGGTAGCAAACTCTTCTGCGCCAGCAAAGCCATTGCGAATATCATCTACAGATAGATGCACACGAGTACCACCACTGACGGTGCAGGAAGCCTTGTAACAATTCCATACAAGACTACCCATATTATTCGTCACTGTGAATGTATTATACCCATTACAAACAGGACAAGTCATACGCTTTGTGTGTCCATTAGGTATATCCATATCACTTACAATGTTATATATATTATTCATGTATATATCACTCTCCTTGTCGGCACTTGTATGTGCTTATATCATGCCGTTGACGCTCCGTCAATGCATAATTTGCACTTGCAAATGTATTTTTCATATAGGGTTTTACTGACTGTGGGTTACTGTGTCCTGTAACCGACATGATTTGTGCCATACCGACACCTGCTTCAATCATTTCCGTTGTACCTGTTCTTCGTAAGTCCATTAGGCGTAGGTCATCAGACAGCCCAGATTGCCGCATAAGCTGCCTTCCATATTTTGACAGCCTCTCCATGCTATACGGGTGGAACACCCCCTCTACGGGCTTTGGACGCGGCGCAACGTACTGTTGAAATCCAAAGTCTTCGTTTTGCTGTACTAACATCTGCATTAAGTCATCACTTATGGGTAATGTAACTTGCGCACGGCGTTTACTTTGCTCCAGATACAGCTTTCCTTCGGCCAAGTCAAAGTCATCCCACGTAAGCAGACGCATATCACCTAGCCTTTGACACCATTCGTATGCCATATGCACAATAAGCCCAACATTTCGTGAGTCAAAATCACTATAGGCAGTGTCAAGGAATTGACGCACATCATCCTTTGACCAGACAACTTTGCGCGGCTTCGGTGTCTTGCGTTTAACGCTAGCAAAGGGATTGACATATGCATACTCCATGTCTATGGCGTAACGATACACACGAGATGCACAAGTGCAGACATGATTAGCAAACTGCACACCACGCTTGACCCACTCTTCGTAAGCAACCTTCGCTTGCCTAGTGGTCAGTGTCTTGTATGGTTTGCTGCCCAATGTCTCTGTCAAGACAGACAGAAAGTATTTATAATCTCGTTTAGTTTCATCACGCAACATGTTGAAATCATTAGATTGATAGTAGGCATCAACCAATGCTGACAGTGGGCTGCTCTTGCCAAGCGTCACCACTTTGGATTGTTCTTCTCGCCACAAATCAATCTGCTCATTCAACTCTCGTGCCAGTGGTTTGACTGTGCGTAGGTCTGTGCCTAACTCGACACGCTCCACCACCCCAGCATCAATCAAACGCTGGGGCGGGTTGAAGCGATAGTGAGTGCGACCATCTGCCAGTGTTCTGGCTTGTGTGTATCGCGGTAATGTCATGCTGCAATCAACTCCTTGAACTGCTTGCTTTCAATCCACTGTGCCACCTTGTGTTCACGAGTGAACATAGACACAGCCTCTGTATCCTTGCCAGTGTTACGCAGGGCAAAGCCATTGCGGTCATCGGCATAGGTAGCAAAGTTTGTGAAGGCAGAATACAATGCCCACACATTTTCTCCCCGAACACTGGCTTCTTGATGATACAGGTTAAGCATCTTCTCTGCTGTGCGTTCAGACTTGAGCAGTGATTCAAGCATATCCTTCACATCACCTACATACAGAGGCTTGATTGCCCACTGCTGTAGCATCTTTGATTGTGCATAGAACGACTGTGAAGATTCACGCAGGTCACGAATGAACTTATCCATTGTGAAGTTACTGGTGTTCTTACGCCGCACCTTGTCATGTTCACCGCGAATCTGTCCATTGGTACAGAAGAAATCAATAGCACCAAAGAAAGTCTGATTAGAACATGACCCATCAATGCCATGCAATGCAATGATACGCTGTGCAATGGTGGTGCTATGCTTGTCTGTTTCAATACGAGCAGTAACGTTTGGCAACACCATGTCCATCATAGCCCATGCATTATGTCGTGCTACACGCCACTTGATGTTCATGCCC